ATAGCATAAACTAAATTAGGTAAAAGTATGAACATTAATGCTAAAAGTATGAACTTTCTCATTTTTTCACCAATTCTGTTTTTGATGTTGAATAAAGTGTATCTTCACCAGTACTTATCTTCTTTTCAAAACAATTAATGCTACCATCAGTTCTACACCTTATTTTATCTCTCGCACCATACTGACAAAACCCTGGATTACAATAATGGCATACTATATAATCTCCTGTAATGAAACAATAATAATCTTTATACTCAATCTTTTCTGTGCCATATTCCACTGCACCATACTCTTTACAAATCTCTGTTACAACTTTAACTTTTTTGTAATTTGTAATTGTTATATTTTCAATCTTATAAACGCCACCAGTCTTATTTGTTAAACAACTTTCATTCTTTACATTACATGCAACATTGATTTCACCTTTAGTATATACTTGGACTCTATCATAACTAATCTCATTATGACATTTTGTTAGTGCTTTTGCTCCAATAATCATAGGATCTATCAATAAAGGTTCAAATGTTTGAGCTCCTCTTTGTTCTATAAAATGGAAGTACACTTTATTGTCCATCACTTCGGCCCTTTCAAGCTTGCTGCAGTCATCACCTAGATCTATCTTAACATATCCAAACTGATAAACACAATCAGTATAATTTCCCTTAGGTTGATTAATCTCTTTTAAATTCTCAACTCTCCATATAAGTCTGTAATTTCTTGTATCTCTAGGATCCCATGATACTTCATACTTCCTGGGGAACTTTTCCTCAAATGGTTCGAACTTATTAAAGGTCATCTCTTCAATGATATATCCTGCATATGATCCCCAGATCCCGTACATATAATTCGGTGATCGCTTCTTGACCTGATATCTTTCTGTAGTCTCATTAATATCAATCTTAGTATTAATCAGACTTCTAGATAATTGCTCGAAGTAATTGTCAGGGTAATAACATCTAGTTGCAGTTCTATAACCCCCCAAAGCTTCTATCTTAGGACATTTAATATTCTTAGCATAATAATTAGTTTTACATATTCTAGTGTCATTTATATAATTGCATTTTTCAAGAGAAAACCAAGTCCGTTCTGATTCAACTACCCACTTTTCTTTTGCTATAATCGATCCATCTCTATAAAGGGTTACATAATCCTTATCAAAATTCCATTTAAGTGTTAGCCCCCCAAATATCCCGATGATCACAATTAATGTTCCAATGATGGCTTTAACATTCTGCTCCATTTTTAACCATTTGTACTTGATTCAATCAGTTTCATTGTAAATGATACAGATGATACATCCCCTTCAACCATTGAGGTCTGGAATGAAATTATCTTAATTTTTATTGTACCTCTCAGATCATCAGTAAATGTCAATGGATATCCTTGTTCTTTATCCTGTTGCCCTTGCAGCAGAGCCTCACCTGCATCCACCCATGTTTTGTTTGCTGCAACACTATTTCCTACATAACCTCCTATTAATGTAATTGCCTTTATTACTCCACCAAAATCGAACACATCAGTTTCATTTGAATCTTTACTATATAATGGCATAGGACTTAAGAATCCCTCTTTAGTTGCTGTATTCTCCTGGATAAAAGAACTCGTCCTATCCTGTAATGTGAATGTTATCTTTTTAGTATTATTTGTAAGAATTGTATTTGCCATGATTATTTCCTCCTTAATTCGGATAGTACTGTTTTAATTTCTTTCATATATTCTAGGATCCCTTTCATCTCTCTTCTTAATTGCTCCTGGCCATCACTTATCCTATTGATCTTATCATTCATAAGTCTCAGCATATTAAATTTATAACTTAACTTTCGCTTGATCCTATTAATCAATCCTTGAAATATCATACACCATACCCCCTCTGTTGAAGTTCTGTCTGCCTATTATTATGCTCCTTAATCTTATCTATTACGGCCCAAGGATCTCCACCTGGTGTTGCATAAAATGAGGATATCGAACCTTGAATCCTATTCTTACTGATTGCACTTTGAATTACACCTTTTAAGGTTCCTCCTAACCAATCAGAGAGATTGATTTGTGTACTGAATGCTTTACTGATTACATCTTTTAATACTGGAGGAAGGAATGATGATAAATCTCCCAATGCTGTCTCTTTTATTGAAGATATAGAACTATTAACTTCACTAAAATTATCATGGAATTCCTTAATATCTTCTATGATCTTGAATGGATCTCCACCTTTTTCTTCATAAAACTGATTAATATCTCCTTGAATCTTATTACCCTTAATTGCTTCTTGAATAACTGGTGGAATAAATGTATCTATCCCCTCATTTTTCCCCTTGCCTGGGGCCATTGTTTCCATCCATTTAGATGCCGCCTTAATCATAGTTATTGCCATCGGCTTGAATAATATTGCAAGTGCATCACCAAAAGGTCTGAAGAACATCTGTGTTGCTCTACCCATCATATTAAAAACACCTTTAAGATAGGGACTACTTTCTTTCAAAAAGCCAACTACTCTTTTTATACCTTCAACTGCTACCAATGCAGCTCCTGCTACTACAGCAACACTTCCCAATAATTTACCTGCTCCACCTGCAATACCACCTGCTCCACCACCTGAACCGAATGCTCCTTCCTGGACACCTTGTGCAGCTCCTGATATTTGTGCATTAATACCTGCAGGGATGGATTTTAAAGCATCAGTTATCTGTTTTTGAACTTGTTTGAGATTGCCAATTACTAAATCCACTTCCATACTAAATATCTCAACCATAGGACATCGTCTCCATCATTTTTTATATTTCTGAATTGGGTTCTGGTTCTGAAATCGCATTCAACATAACTATGAAAGCTTCAACTTCATCCGAGTCCATCTTACCTGTTATCCAGGGGGGGAATCCAAACTTGAGTGCAAATATAAAGTTTATTATGTATTTCTCTAACTTTATTTTGCTAGTTCCATGTTTGACTCCCCACCTGAGTTTTTTCGATCTTCCTCAGTGATTCCAACGAACTCTTTTACCTTTTCGTACACTTCAGCAATTACTTTATGATCTTCCTTCTCATAATACTCATTTAAGTTATTATGATTAAATGGTGCTTCTACAACACATTTCCTGATCGCTGCAACCTTCATCATATAAGGATGAAGTGATACTTTTGCTATGTTTCCTTGAAGTGTTGTTTCCACATAACTGTCCCGGAATATCTGTTTTTCTTGATATCCAAGCTTCTGGATTACTACCTTCTTATCTTCCCCTCTCCACTTTATAGTGAATTCCTTTGTCCTTTTTGTTGGTTCTGGTTCTGTCATGTTCTTTTCCTCCGATTTTTGTTTAAGCTATTTGCTTAACTGTTCACTGAACTGCATCAGTAGCATCTTTACATTCTGCTGTTAATGATCGCATATGGATTGTTGCATTCTCTATTATCTCTGCTGTTGGATCCTGGGGCAGATTATGATCATCTAACATTACACCTGTGAATGTTAAAATGATATCTCTCTGGTTTGTTCCTGTCAGTCCATTTGTGAAATTCAGGACCAATGTTGCCTGTTCTGTTATTGTTGATGATATTGGCCCTGCATCAGCTTGACCAAATACTTTATCAATCAGATCTGTCCTTTGCTGAAATGCCAAGGTTACTTTTGCTGAATAGTCTGTATTCTTTATTGGCATTTTCTGGCCCAGTCTACTTCCTAACCCAAAAAATACTCTGGGGTTTTGTATCATTGTAAGCTCTATATTTTGCACTAATGCCAAGGTTGTAGCATCTGGCAGTTCCAATGAACCATATGCAAAATGGTACGGATCAAATGTTTCAGCCACTACAGAACTTGTTGATGTTGTATCTTCATCCACATACATAAAATCCATTCTTACCCTTACAAGTTCACCAACTGCTGCAGTGATTGTGCATGTTGAAGTCTTACATCCCAGTAACCTAGATACAAAAGCTGTATCTGATTCAACTTCATTGAATACTGTATAAGATTCTACTATATCCTTTTCTGTATATGTATGTATATACGGTGCTGAACTTGTTGTTGCTGTACTTCCCAGGAACGATCTTAAGAACCAGGAATTTGCCAGTACAAATTCTACCGATCCTGATCCTTCGAATTTGGTTGCTACCAGTTTTGCTGCATGCCTTGCTCCCATGCCATAGATCTTTTGAATATTATTCTTCCTATTAAGTGATCCAACTTTGGAGCCATGACCGAATGTCTTATCTATTGTTGTTGCTGCTGTACCGAATATTGATTCCCATCCATAATTTACAAAGCTTATAACTGCTGGATCTGCCATCTTATTTGCCTCCAGAAGATTTCTTCCCTTCTAAATGTTTAAGGATCTCTTCCTTGAGCTTATAAAACTCAACCACACTATGCTCAGATTTCATCTTCATTATCAATTCTTCTTTCTTCATGGTATATCACCCAGTTTTTTAATACAATGTGGACCCGTAACGATTAATATCAACATCAATTACAATCCTTCCTATACCTACCCTCTTATCAGTCAGATCTCTGACTCTCCTGGGGATAAGCATCTTATATTTCCTTCCAGGATTAGTGATCATTACTTGGATAATCCTATAAACTTCTCTCTTCATCCTGATTAAATGTGATCTAACTTGTGATAATGTTGCACGTTTGTATGTGGTCCTGACATCTATACTGATCGTTGGAGTTTCCTTAAATGATGATCCTCCTAAACCAAACGGTGCGAACCCTTCATCTGGTGAGTATAATAAAGCATAATCCCCATTTGCCATGTCAAGATTCTTATAATCAAATATTGGCCCTATTGTTGGTTTGATCCCATTGGTTGATGATCGGTCCCAGTTAGTATCCAATGCATATTCAAATACTTTTAATGGATCCAGAAATTCAAGGGTTATGTTCTGTTCAACTGCTAATTCTGACACAGCTATTGTATATCTTACCTGGGCAATCTTATCTCCTGATGTTGCTTCGACAGTTATTAAATCACCATCCTCATAATCATTATCAGGGAAATTTGCAGCATCTATAATATAAACACCACTTGAATTTGTAGTAGAATTAGAACTTATCTCTTTGCCTGTCCTTTTGTTCCATGCTGTTACTATTGCTCCTTCAACAACTGTAGAAGTATCGGTATCATAGACCGTTCCGCTAATTGGGTATGGGGTTACTGGCATATTTGTTTCACCTGTTGACTTACGTACGTTTTAAAATGGTGATATATGTTAAAGATGAGTACTCATGATTTGAAATTCTTTTATTGAGGGCATATCATTATCTATACTCTTCTGCCAATTCTCAACCCTTTGTGAATGTGTGATTCCTGATTCCCCTTCCGGAACTAATACTGACCTAAAATCTCCTTGTAATAATTCAATCGCAACCATCTTGGTACAGATATCTTCCACTATTCCTGGAACATATTCTTCACCATACCTATATTTCATCCTTAATCCTACAGATTTACGGACACCATATCTTGCCTTAAGATATAAAATTCCACGTTCATATAATACCCAGAAATCTGATCCCCTTCCTTCTGATTTTTCGTCTAACCAATCAACCCAACTGGTTCCATTCCAGATCTCCATTACATCCCCTTCATCAGCATCAAAATCTTTAATTTTCCTATGCTTGAGATATACTGGCCTCCCGGTCTGTCTTTCATAAGCAAAATCAATATCATACTCATCATATTTTGCAGTTGTATCACTTGCACTATTTGTTCCTGATTTTCTTAGTCTCCATGCATGACCTGTCTTTTGATCAATCTTATCCTGCATCTTAGCAATCATTTCTATCACTTGCTGCACTGTTGGTGTTGTTGAATCTGTCAATGCTGGTAATTGTAATAATCCTTCAATCTTTCTTACTGTAGTATAAGTCTCTTCCATCAACTGATTTGGATTAACTATCTGGAAAACATCTGAGAAACTTGATTCTTTTGTGCTGCTGGTATTATAATAAGAATATTTATACCAACTTGTAGATATCCCGGCCTCATCATAATAGGTCAGATCTGATATATCCTGCCCGAATTCTCCATTAATTTCAGAATAAGTTCCAGTCTGTGTAGTTGATCTATAAACCTTAAGCTTATCATAACTAGAAGTTCTTGGTGGTGCTTTAGCTACTATTAGATTTCCCATATATAAGCATCATAGATTAACTGTTTTATATATATTTCGGTTCTTATAACTAATCCTTAGGATATTCTTTAATAAGTCTTACCAATAACTCCTGTCTTTCTTTATCAGAGTCATAATGCATCGGTTGATGCATATTATTGCCGAATGGTGCAGTTATTAAGATCTTGGTGTCCTTATGCTTTAATTTGATTAATTGTTCAACAGAGGCCTTTAATTCGTTCAGGGGCATGTGTTCAAACACATCAAATGCCATGATCACATCATACTTCTCTTTTGGTGCCTCTTCCAGGTCAGTTTTCCAGATCTTGTATTTGAGATTATGTTGGTTAAACCTGAACTCTGCAAATTTTAAGGTATATGAATCCAGGTCTGCAACTGTCACATCAATACCCTGCTTTGCCAACATTATCGAGTTCTGTCCTATCCCTGCTCCATAATCCAGGACCTTCTTTGCTTTCACATCCTGTGTAATATTTTCAACCAGCTCCAGGTCAAATTCTCGCCTGTTACTAAAATGATACAATGCCAAGTCATATACATAATTCTTAGTCTCTTTATAGAAACCCTTGACTTCATCATCAGTCTTAGGATCCTTACCATTCCATTCGTTCTTTGTATAATCACTGCCTGACATGATCTTTAATTCAACTTCATCCTTTGTCTCTTTAGTAAATGTCATTATGTCCTGGATCAGTTCAGTCTTATCCTGGATTAACTCTTGCCTGAACGGTGCAAATCCCATATAATCAAATACATCAATAACTCCACCCACATGACTCGATATTACCGAAGTATCACAATACATCTTCAGGTTTTCTTTTATCATGTTCCTGCAGAAATATAGATCTTCTCCTACTGTAGTATCTTTCAATCCCCATTTCTCATGGCTTAGATCGAACCAGGGCATCTTAAGTTTCTTGAATACATCTGCCTTGATTAAGCAACAGCCCATACCACATCCACCAATTTCTATCACACCACCCAATACTGGGTTTTCCATGTTCCAGAATACTCCGTTCCTATAATCCCTGATCACTGGATAATGTGGTTTTGATTTCTGGAAATATATGCCTGATACAAGATCTGCATTCTTTTCCTGCATTACCTTGAGTAATTTATCAATCACTATATTTGGGACTAGATTATCACTATCTACAAAAAATATATATTCAGGATCCCTAGCCATGGCCTGTTTTATTAAGAAATTCCTGCACTCGCCCACATATAACATCTCTTTAATAATGACATGAGTATGATATCTTGCTCCGCAATACTCAACTAAACTCATAAAATTCTGTAAGAAAGCTACACTTAACATACCATAAGCCGGAAGACATATCGCAATCTTTGGCTTAACAATTTTAACTGGTTCGTTTTTCACTGGATCCATTTTCCTGATCACCCCTGAGTTTATTTAAGGTGGAGAATAAATCTCCACAGACTAGTGCACTTCTGAACTCAATAAACTTTGTGGTCAATCCTTAAAGAATTACAACGTGAACTATCAGATCTGCTGATTCTCTTTCAATTATAAATCCTTGAGTTGATATCCCATACTGTCCCATGGTAACTTCCCTTGTATCATTCGTTGGAGTTTCAATATGTAAAAGTTCAGCTCCATCCTGGATATCATAAATCTTACAATATGCTACACTACCGCTTGTATTGCCTGTCACTACATGCATAATCTTTGCAGCTTCATTAACTCCATTCTTTGCCTTATATGGAATATTCTCCATCATATAAAGAGATTGGTCTTTTTCGTGTCCTGTAACTGTATATTTTGCACCATTACTATTATTTCCAGAATATGATATAATCAAGATCTTATCTCCCACTTCATAAGGTTCACTCTGGCCTGTTGTTACTGGTAAATTTGCAAGATCTATAACCGCTACTCCTTTTGCTGTTGTAGTTTTTTCATCAGAAGTAGATTTCTTAGTAACATTCTTTACCAGGACCTTTGCTCCACTTAATAATGTAGTTCCATCTGTATCATATACTGTTGCTGTTATCGGGTGTGGTGTATAAGCTGGCATTTTCTTAACCTATATATTTGTATGTTCCATCTATCTGTTTCTCATAGTTAGGCAGAGTCTCACCTTTTGGATGTCTAATAACAGCCTTCGAATGAACTGTCAATGGATCGTGATATGCTCTAATCCCTGGATGTCTATGTTCTACAACATCAATCCCTTTAAGGTTTTTCCTGATCTTAAGACCGCAATTCTTTGTTATTGCTTGGTTCTTAGTGAAATATTTCCCACCTAAAGCTCCCAATATAAGTCCAATAACTACTGCTACCGATCCGGTACCTGCCCCACCATCATCTGGACATTCAGGACATTCTGTTTGCTCTGGACATACTTTCTCTTCAGGACATGTATCGCATACTACTGATTCTGGACAATCATCTGGTATTATTGATGGACATGCTGCACAGACCTTACATGAATCACATGGATATCTGCTTCTGCATAATGATTCAGATATTGATGTTCCTCCACCACCACAACTTGTTGATGGACATGAAGGACAAGTAAGTGTAATTCCTGTCAAATCAAATGTTACATATTGACCTGGAATACTTGTATCAAAGCTTATTGTCTGGACACATTCAGAATGAGTTAATGCACAATCTGTAACTTCTATCTTGAACTGATCATTATTATTTACACCATCGCCACTATTGGCCCATTCTATTAAGAAATCTCCTGATGAGCTTGTGATTCCTGTCATGGATACTCCACTTGTAATCCTTGTAACTTTAATCTCTTGATTTCCAACATTACTACCAGTCAATGTTCCACTGATTGGTCTTGGCACACTTTGTGCTGATACCATCCCACTGATTAGAATCATCATTGCAATTATTGTTAATAGTTTGTATGCTTTCATTGTTTTATCCCCCACTGATCTGCGTTCTGTTTATTGATATGTTTATATATGCATCAAATAAAGTCCATGCTGCATATCCTTTAAGGAATCTGACATTTGATGGAGTTCCCCCTGTACCTGAACATAAATCAATGCTCTTTCTGCAAGTATAATATAATCCTGCTGATGCATTTATCCATGATCCATAAGTCACATTATATGATGTTAGATTTAATCTATTTGAAATATTATAAGAGTTTGCATTCAATAATTCACTCATATTACCATCCTGGATTAATCCTATGGTATTCCATCCACTTGTATAAAGATTAGTAAATACTTTATCATTACCTACAGTTGGTATTTGATCGTTTGTGATAAGATAACTTGATGCTGACACATAAATAAAGAATGCATCCCCTCTCTCAACCAAGGTATCATTATTTGTTCCTGGTGTTGAAGTTCCATAAGTTGTGAATGTCTTATCTGTATTGTTGAAATGACTTACATAAGTACAACCATCAATATCACCACATATCTCATATGCTTGACTTTTAGTGCCATCTGAAATGTCTGCATCTGGCCATGATATCAAGTTCCAGGATCCACCATATAAATTGGTCTTGATCCCTGTATGATTCGTATAATTAGTATTGCCCAATCCATCGGTCACTACAGTTGTCAGATAAAATTTACCTTCTGTATCTATATTTGTATAATTAATATCTCCTGTACAATTACATTCTCCGGCCAATGATACTGGTCCGAAGGATCCTGTAAGATTTACCATATTAGAATAATTTGAATCATGCACTCTTACCTGGCATGTTGTTGGTGTATAATCACTTACTGTTACCCTATAAGATGCTACACTATCTGCCACTGTCCAATTATAAGTTTTCGATACTGTTATCACTTCTGTATCAAAGTCCAATGATCTTGTTAATGTTTCATATTGATTAGTTGCAACATCTTCGAATGTAAAATTGTATTCTATACCATTAACCTGTGGAACTCCTTCCTTATAATAAGTACAGTTCCAGTTTGGTGCTGTTCCTGAACAATTTGTTAAACTTAAAGAAGTAGTTGTACCATTCCATGTAATATTGAATGTTTTCATATTTAGTTCTACAACTGTGAAATTAAACCATACTGCTGTTGCTCCTACTATTAATTCATCATCTGGATAGATCTGTGTTACAACTGGTGTAATTGAATCCACTGCAAGAATATATGTGAAGTTCTCTGATGACTGGCCTGCTGTATCATTACATCCATAAAGGAATGTTAGATTACCTTCTGGCATTGTATATGTAATATTAACTGGTGTATTATTATCTGTCAGTTCTGATGCTAAATAACCCCCTGAAGAATCATTCTTAATATAACATGAATATTGGAATCCATCCATGTCAGTTGTATCCTCTGGTCTTAACTCTACCCTTAGAGAATTTGTATTTGTCCATGAATTATTTGTAGTAAATGATTCAGTCACTAAATAAGCAATAGGTGTTGAATTGTCTGTGTATAAGATCTTTGCTGCAGGATACCATGATTTTGGTGATGCTGAATTATTAATACATTCTATTGTCCAATAAAGTTTGTTATTATTAAATCCCTTAAATGAGAAAGTATCATTTGTTGTACCATATCTATCCATATATAAAGTTGTTTGAGTATTTTGTAATACTGATGTGTTTGCTGACATCCTATTCTCCTCTATAACCAATCCAGTTTCAGAAGTATTGATATACAAAGCACAATCAGAATCGTTATATGTCAAATCAGAATAATCTATCCAGGATACTACAAATCCTGCAGTATAATTATCCGCAGACGTCCATGTCTGGGTTGCCGGAGTATGAGTAGTAACAGAATTAGTTCCGAGAGAATGCACAATAAATGCACTCATCAGAATTAAAAGTCCTATTATTATTACCGATTTGAGCTTTGCCATCTTGAGTACATTAATTTATCTTCCAATAGCTATCCAATTGAATGTGGTATTTGATGTTTCCATCTCTACAGTCACTGATCCGCTTGATAATGGGAAATCTTCATCAACTGAAAATCCCAATTGAGTACCACCTTGTGGACTCATTAAAAACATTTCAGTATAATCCAGAGTTGTTACAACATCTCCACCTGTTGCTCCTGCACTTAATACTGAGACACCATAAACTATTCTTTTGTTACCGAAAATTGTTGAATCGATTTTTGTGGTTACGATTGTCATTTTAAACATCCCCTCCAGGTTTTATTTTTAATAATTTTGATATCAGATCTACCTTTTCCTTTTCTAGTCTAGGAATGACAGGAAAGTTCTCCCCTTTCTTAGCAGATAACTCTTTAATGAATTTGATTTGTGTGTCTGAATTTAAATCTTTAGTGAGCTCTTTCTTGGTCCATGCATATTCAGCATTTGGTTTACCATCAATATACTTCTTAACAATTACTGCATCTTTCTTTTTCTCCATGACTTCACCTTTGTCATCAATCTCTACAAATGCATTATTTCCTGCATTAAGAAAAAAGTCAATATCATCATCATCCTTGATCTCGGTTGCTTGATCTCTGTTGAATATATATTCGTTACCTTTCTTTGAATTATATCTGTTTGAAGCTATGGAACCCATAGTTATACATTGTATCTTTCGAACTTTTTTATCCTGTGCCATTTGATTTACCTCCATTTAACTATAAAATAAAAAAAAGGTGGCGTTGTTTACGCCTTTAGATCTCTTGCCTTAGCTTGAGCTTTAAAGAAAGTACAAACAATTTCTCCCATTGTCCTGTACATACCTTCTGTTCCAAACTTGTTGATAGCGAATGGTGTTCCCTGGTTCATACCAGCTTCAAAGTATTGTGTTGGTTTTGCAATCTTTATGCTTAATCTTGGTAGATCGAAGCCCTCAGGATTACTTATATCCAGCATATACAATCTGCTGATTCCACCAGTATCTTGCACAGTATTTTTTGATACTATGATTGGTTTCCCGTTCCAAGTAGATACTTGCACACCTGTATTGATTCCTTCAATAGTCTTGATACCGTTCACTCCTGGTTGAACTCTTACCTGGCCCATTACATTATACCTCACTTGAGGATCATATAATTGGTTAAGCTGTGCCCATGTATCATATCCTGTCTGGATAACTTGACCATTAGGGTTTGCACCTTGTGTTAGGACGTTTTGAAGAACCCCCTGTAACACAGAATCAGTCAATGATCTTACTACTGAAGCATTCTGACTTACATATGCATCCACTGCAACATTTGCTCCTCCATCTCTATCATTCCATGCACTTGTTGCTGCGACTCCATAAGGATCCATATCACCACCTGCGTATGGTGTTGATTCATCACTTTCTGCACATGCATTCAATTCAGCATATGATCCTGCAATTCGGTCAATAGATTCAAGGTTTGCATTCGCAGTTGTTCCATTCTCGATGTTCAGTTCATAGTTCATTTCTTCCTTATGCTGAGTTCCGAAAAATGTCCTTAGATCTGCCATTGCTGCTGCTGCATCATCATTACTTTGTGAAGCTAGGAATTCCTGAACTTCAGAGTTTTCAAAGTTTACAGCTACCATTTTTGGTTTTGCTGTTGCTTCTGCAAAGGTTGGAGCTACAGTTGCTGGCAGATTTCCTGTCTCAGCTTGTCCACCTGTTCCTTGTGATCCTGCTCTTGCAGTAATCATTCTCCATCCTGATCTTCCCCAAGGTGTCTTAGGTAAAGCTCCGAATGTATTTGCTTCCATATTAAGTGTGATCCATGCTTGTGCTCCATACACTGCATTGTATACACCTGTTGTCCCGGATGTAATTTGAGCGTCTTTTGTTACGAATGGACTTAACAAATCATCTGGCTGAAGAAATTGTGTCCCCATCTTACTGTAGTATAATTTTTCCATATCTTCAATAGTTTGTATAGTTTGGTCCATTTTATTCGCCCTCCGCATCAACAAGGTCTTTGAACATCTTCATTCGAGAAGTCCATTCAGTACTGATCATCTTCTTGATGTTTCTATTCATATCAGCTGTGGTGATCTCGCCTTTCTTTGCTTTCTCAAGCATGTCAAGTCCGATATCATTAACCTTCTTCTTTTGTTTAACAATATCTTCATTTGACCTGGTGATTGGTCTTTGAGAACTTGTCTTATTAGAAAATCCTTTACTTTTAAGTAGATTGTTTACTTTTCTTTCAACCATCTTACTCAATGATTTTGCAGGATCCTTTTCAGTATCAGCTGCTGGTTTTGCATCTTCATCAGTTTCACCTGGCCCTGCTGGAAGTTCAACTTCCCCTTCACCGGGTTTTGGTTCAGCTTTTGCACCTGCTACACCCTCTTCTTTCTCAGTATCTTCATCTTCTTCATCGTCATCTTCGCCTTCTTTCTTCTTCTCGGCTTCGATTTCAGGAACCTTAGGAACTTTCTCTTCCTCTTCTTCATCAGCTTTTTGCTTCTCTTCTTCCTCTTCGTCCTTCTCTTCCTCTTTCTTTAAGAAGTTTGTCAGAGCTTTTGTAATAGAATCAACTTTTTTTTCGAGCACACCCAATCTGTCTTGCTCAACTTTTTCTTTATTAACATTATTTTCTTTTTTCATGGTTGAATCACCCTCATTAGTTTTATATATCTATTTATTGATGAACTCATATTTATTATTTGCGGTTTTGAGTCTTATCCAAAATACTCTTTAACTTATCACATTTCTTTTCAAAGCTTTTAATCTGAAGATGTTTTATACCCTTCTCGATAGCACTGAAATTTTTAAGCATCTTTTTTGTGGTCCTTCTTTCACATGCCTTTGTCTTCATCTTATTATATCTGTCAAGCAAACTTCTGATATTATCACTTGATGATTGCTGTGGTTCTTCTGCTTCCTCTGCTTCCTGGTTACCTGTGTCTGGTTGATCTTGTGGTTCTTGGCCCGTTACTGTTTCATCCTGACCAACTCCTGCTTGAGGTAATCCTTCCTGGGGCATTCCTTCCTGGCCTGGTGCTTGAACCGATTCACTAGGAGTATAATATGTACTGATTAGTCCTACTGCTTCATCAAATGTATTGACCTCTTTACTATCGACAAATGATTCCTCTTCATCTTCTTTGCTTGCATCGAATATATCTACTACAAACTTACCATTAACTGGTGCAATTGTGATCTCGTATTCTGAATCATTCCCAACATCATCTGCCTGCCCATCTGGTTGTTCTGGTGGAGGAGGGTTTTGTCCGCCCATGAGATTGTTTTGTGAATTGGTTCCTGCTTGAGGTAATGGAAATTCTTTCTTTAAACTATTTGATTTAGTTCTTCTTGGTTCCTGTTGATTACCTTCAGCTTCAGACATATTTTCTGCATGCTGTTGGATTGTATCGTTAACTAGCTTTTGGGCTTCTCCTATCGGCATATTATGAACTTCGGATATCTGCATTGCAAGATTGTCTGCTTGAGCATTATCTTTAATTCCTCTTGCAACTGCATCCATTGCATCTTCTGTTGCCATCTCCATAGGATCTGGTTGATCTCCTGATGGTTCCTGTTGCCCACCTTGCTCTTGTGGTTGAGGTTCTTCTCCCCCTGCACCTGCACCTGTCTCATAATACTGACCACCTTTAGCTCCTTGCTGAACACTTGTACCTTTTGGTGCTTTCTGTCCTGGTTTAAGATAAACTCTACGTTTTTGGATCTTCATTTTACCTACCTCTTTATCAGAGAATATCCCCTTTTTATTACCTTCACTGTAATATTTAGGATTCTCTTTTAAATGTGCGATTGCAATCTTTGCTGTTAAATGTGGATCGCCTTGTGTAACATCGTTATGTTCCTGCTCTACATTCAATCCCATGCGGAATTCTTTCATATCCCCTGTATAACCTAGATCATTTGCAATAACTTCACACTGGCCCTGATTCTGCTTAGAGATTATGACCGATTTGTCACATGTTCTGTTACCTTAACCTGGTCCTTGACCTGATCCGTATGGTCCTGTTCCATCTCTTTTATGCCCACCTGGGCCTTGATTAGTATTCTTCTTATCTTCCAGCTGTGATTTAAGCCAGCCACAAATCCTTGATGCTGAATCTTCAGTATGACCTCGTTCTTTCTGTTCCTGAACACATGTATTAAAATCAGGGAATCCTGCTAATGGTTTTGTTATATCCCTTGCAGCATACCCTTTCTGGAGATCTTCAATTAACTTAGATATTTCGCTCTTAGAATTGCTTTTTGCCAAGTAATTTATGGCAATAGTTTCAGCCAACTGGTTTGCTGGATCATAAACTGAGCTTACTTCGTATGATTCAATCCCTGCCAACCTTCTCGCAAAACTGCCAGAATCTTCATCTTTCTCAAGCTTTGACTTGCCTGTTGTTCTACCACCGAATGATAATCCTTTACGTTTACCACTCTTGATCTCTTTCCATACCTCATCATCAACACTATAATCTTTAAATATCTGATACTCAATTATGATCCCTTGCTTACCTGAATCTTTATGCTTCTCTTCCCACCATCTTAATGACTTACCTATTACCCTGTTTGAATGCTGATCTACAATAAACCCTCCACGCATCATCCAAGTGTTTAATGTTTTCTTCATATCATCAACAGGTATTATCTCATCCTGCTGATCCTTTACTTCAACTGTTGCCCATGATCTTACTATCCTTTGTTCTTTATCAAGAATTTCATCTACTGGGAATTGCTCAGCTTTGTTTTTAAGAACGTATTTATTGTCTATTAACATTTTAGGCCTAACCATCTATTTAAACAACCTTATATTAATACTTTTCTATTAACTAAATCCGAATATCTTTTGAAATACCCATAAAAATCCACTCCCTACAATACTTCCTACAACACCGAACACACCACCTATTGCCACCATGATTCCTTTTAAATTATTAACTGTCTTAGCATTATCCTCAACTTGCTTTCGTAATGGTCTGATATTATTAGTGATACAATCCTCATGCACCTTAATAGAATCATCCTGGATAGCTTTCATCCTTTTTCTACCATGCTCAAATTCAATCTTAACTTCAGTCTTGAAAACATCAAACTTTTCTGATAAGAATTCCTGTTGGTTCTTGAACCGTTCTTCCAGAACTGCTGTTAATACTTTAAGATCTCCCAGAGAATTAGTATTTTTACTTCGAGGCATACTATTTTTATAAACAAACTCTTATTTATATGTTATGGTTTCTGTCCTGCCTTGTTTGATATATTCAATGGTGTAATGTTTAATCCATACCTTCTTATTGATTCATTGATTGCTGGCCTGAGAAATGGTTGAGGATCTGTCCCTTCTTTCCTGATCTTGTTTGCTACTGCCCATGCTGCACTTAACACTTTAGATTCTGTTATGCCCAGCTTTCTTCTGCACCATCCAACTAAATGCTGAGGATTAACCGGATGAGGCATTGTACCATATTCAATAAATAATGACCATGGAGCTGTATATTCTATCTTTAGCTTATTATCTTTCCAATATGGCGGTATCCCACTTTGAAGTAATGTACCTTCATCACTTGTACCATTCTGTACTATATTGATCTGACTTTGTGTGAACATGAATTGCATGAACTCTTCTGCCCAATCTTTAATCATACCTATATTCTTAGGATCTATCCTGTCCAAATCTTCAATTCTAGTTACCATTATTCACCTTCATTTTTATATATCAACCTTATACGGATTGTGTTTCATCAACCATTCAGCATAATTGTTCTGAGCAGTGTTCTTATAATACTCAACAATATAATCACCAATGGAATGTCTGTGTTCTTCAAGTTCTCTGTCAAGCATTTTCATGTAACTTTTACTACCTTGACTTACATAACTTAAATATTTATCCAGCCGATCAACAAGGTTAACACCTGCCAGATCTAATATTTTAGTTGTCCTGAAATTGTTAATCAAATCATTCATCATGATAATATTTCTGACCTATACACATCCTTTATTATCACATACTATTATATTACCTTGACCTTTAAATGATGATTGTTCCTGCTTTGGTTCTATATAAATCACTTCACCTTTCTTGCACCAATAGTTTTCTGTATTACTACTATTATAAACAGAGTAACATATCTCAGCACGGGTTCCGGCAGCAGTATCACATCCCCAATGGGTTTTATTGAGTTCATAAAATCCTGCTCTACATGATGTTTTTTCTCCTACATCCTTTATATAGTATCCGGTTCCTCCTGCTAGTATCAGTAGAACTAAGATTCCTGCATATGTTACATATTTTTGGTCTATCATTTCAAGTCCTCATCCAAATTTTATACCATTATCAAATACTAATCGGCATCCGTTACTTACTGCCCAGGTTCCAATATCATCTACATTAGCTTCTAAATTAACTTCACCACTTCCTGTTGCATAAAAATCACTACCTCCAAGATTTACTGATTCAGTTACTTTACAATTATCTGAACAATTTATAATATAATCCCCTGAGCCACCATATAAACATGAATTTATATCAAAAGTTACAAGACTACTATTTCCATCAAGTCCTGCTGTTGAGGTACAATATACCATTACTGTATGTTGTCCTAATGCTAATCCTGTCATTGTAGCATTAAATGGTTCAATAATAAATCCTGCCCATCCTTCATAATATGTTTCCGCGCATTCTACTGTAAAAAACCTAGCACCTTTCTCTTTATAACAACTCATGTCACCATCACATACTGATTGAGCATTATCATGGTCAGATTTAGGCATGAAATCTGATATGGTTTTCTTTTCTAATATTTGAGCACCTACAAGGATTATAAGGAATATCATAAAGATTAATAATGATTTTATTATTTTATTCATCTTATACACATCTCCCAACATACTACACAATTTGAGTGTCCTGTATCTGATGTTGTTTTTGGTAGCATCCATTCCCCTTGAGATACAGAAGTATCACATACACTGGAATCATGATAATTAGGGGAATTTATATAACATCCAGAATCAATAGTATCCAATGTCATATTAACTATTGCTGTTCCTGCACCATTAAGACAAGCTAATGACATTCCTGTTATTGTGTAATCTCTAAATGCATATACTGCTAAGTTTTGTCCAGTTTCACCATTACCACCACAACTCCATTCCCAACTATTATTATCTAAAGTAGCATTTTCGCCACAACATTTAGTGAAACAATTATTATCTACAGTAATGCTTCCATTTACATGAAGTTTAGTTGATGGTGCTTCAGTTCCAATACCTACATTACCATCTTTATCAACAAGCATTCTAATCGTTGGAGAAGTTGTAGCAGTATCTACTTCTCTTGTTGCTACAAAGAAATCAGCAGTAGTTCCACCTGTTTGATCATTAACTTTTGAACCAATTATTATAGGATACTTATTAACTGAAGGATCAGTATCATACCCCAGATGTAATTGTAAATAATCTCCTGTGTACCCACCACCATGTATGGCAATTCCGGTCATAT